TTGGTACATGGTGCAATAACAGATAGTTCAAATGTAGTAATAGCCGAAGCATCTCAAGGTGGCGCATCTTCGGGTAGTGCGACTGTTGGTCAGTTTGTAAATTTAAACATTACAGGAGTAGTAACACCAACAACTACTACAACTTACAAGCTAAGAGCGGCAAGAGGTAACACAACAATAACAGGCTCATTTACTGTAATGGATGGTGCAGGTGTTGGAACAACTAATAATATTTCAGATAATTCAGATAAGGGTACATCAATAATAGCATTAAGAATAGCGTAAAATGGCAGATAATAAAACAGTAATAGAAGTTGAGGTTAAAGGCACAGATGCCGCAACTAACTCACTAAAAAATTTAAAGAAAGAATTAAAGGAAGCCCAAGCCGCTGCCCTAAATGGAGATGGTAAGGCTGCTCAAAGAGTTGCTGAATTAAGGGATAAATTAGACGATTTAAACGATTCAACGAAAACGCTCAAAGGTTCAGGAGTTGAACGTATTAGTAGTTCATTTGGTTTATTAGGCGAGGGGTTAAAAAACTTTGATTTTGGAGCGATTAAAACAGGTTTTAGTGGTATTGGTGCTGCTATGAAAGCAGTACCTATATTCTTACTTGTTGAGGGTATTACTTACCTAATTACAAACTTTGATAATCTAACTAAAGGCTCAGGACCATTAGCAAGAGCATTAAAAGCAGTCGGAGATGTTATCGGAGGTGTTATAAACTTTGTAACTGACTTAATAGGATTAACATCTGAATCTGAAAGAGCATTAGGTAGACAAGCGGATGCTATTAAAAAACATACTGAGCAATCTAATAAAGCATTAGCTAAAACTACTGCAGAATACGATAGACAAATATCGGTTATTAAGGCTAATGGAAAATCAACAGTTGATGTTGAGAAAGCCAAGCAACAAGCAATAATAGATACAAATGTTGCGATAATTAACCAATTATTGGCATTTAAAAAAGCAGGAGGGCAATTATCTGAAGATCAATTAAAACAATTAACTGCTTCAACTGAATTAATTAAGAATGCAAGGACTGCCATAACTGTAGGTGAGATTGAAGAGAATAAAAGGAGAAGAGAAAATTACCAAAATCATATAAAAGAAAAAACAGCATTAGATGAAAAAGTTCAGAAAGAAAAAGACGAAGCAGATGCAAAAGTAAAAGCAGAAGCAGAAAAAGCTGAACAAGAAAGAATAAAGGCAGAAGAGAAACAGAAAGCCGATTATGAGAAATTTTTAGAATGGGAGAAAGCAGCAAGGTTAAAAAGAGACCAAGAGGAAGTCGCTGAGTTTATTGAGAAAGAGAATCAATTAAAGAAAGAACAGGAAGAGACTGCTAAAAGAAAAAAAGAATACGCTGAAAGAGATTTCAAATTAACTAAAGATGGATTAGCAGCAGGTCAAGCTCTATCCGATGCAGTATTTGCTATTCAAGCAAGTAAATTAAAGAAAGGTAGCGCTGAATCAGAAGCATTAGCTAAAAAACAATTCCAAGTAAATAAAGCGTTTAATTTAGCAACTGCAACTGCCGATGGTTATAAAGCAGTTATATCTACATTTGCATCAACTCCAGGCGGTGTTGTAATTAAATCCATTGCAGCAAGTATTGCAGGTGTATTCGCAGCAGCACAAATAGCTAAAATAGCAAGTTCAAAATTTGAGGGAGGTGGTTCTGCTCCAACAACTGAAACTCCAAACACATCTGCAATGAATACTGCCGAGCCACCAACAATAACTCAACCAATAGCACAAACTGCTACAACACCGGGCACTAACTTCGATGCTCAAGGTAATGTTATAGGAGGAGGTGCAATGAAAGCCTATGTAGTGGAAACTGAAATAACGAATAAACAAACAACTGTAAATAGACTACAAAGTCAAGCCGAATTTGGATAATTTAAAACAAATGTAATTTAATATTATGGAATTAATAGATTTATATATTGATGAGAATTTAGAAGATAATAGCGGAGTTAATGGTATTGCTACCGTTGATAGTCCTGCTATTGAACAAGGTTACTTCGCATTCAATAAGAATAAAAAAACATTACGATTAACATTAGGAACTAACAAAGGAAACTTTGCTCCAATATCAGCCGATAGACAAATATTAGCAGGTGCTTTAATGATACCTGACATGGAAATATATAGAAACGATAATGGCAAAGAATATAACTGTAGATTCACTAAAGATACTATTCAAAAGATAGTTAAAAAATTCTCAATATTAGGATATAATAATTCTATTAATGAGATGCATGATTCAAACAAGCCTATTAATAATTCGGTATTATATCAGCATTTTATTATTGATAGAGCAATGGGTATTAATCCACCTTTAAATCAAGATCATTTACCGGATGGTACTTGGTTTGGTTTTGTTTATGTAGGTGATAAAAAAGTATGGGATGAATTTATTAAGACAGGTATTTATACTGGCTTTAGTGTTGAGGGTAATTTTTACGAACAAACAGTAAGCGAATTAAGCGAAGATGAAGCTAAGGCTATTATTGATGCGATATAATTTTTTACACAAAACACAACTAATTGTAATTTAATAAATAAAGAATAAAATGACATTTAAAGAAGCCGTAAACAAGATTCTAAGTGCCGAACAGAAAGCAGAATTGAAAGGATTATTTACTTTCAATACTCCCGTTCCTGTTATCGAGCCTGAGAATACTCCTGTTGCTGAGCCTGTAGTAATGGGTGAAGCTAAATTAATGGATGGTACTGTAGTAAAGTACGACACTCCTGAATTAGTAATTGGTTCAATGATTACTGTAGTTACTCCTGATGGTGAGTTTCCTGCGCCTGTAGGTGAACATACATTAGAGAATGGAACTGTAATAACTGTTGATGAAACAGGTAAAGTAATTGAAATCGAAGCTAAAGAAGAAACTCCTGAGGTTGTAGTTGAGCCTATTGCTCCTGTAGCAATGGCAGTAACTCCTGAAGAGAAACAAGCTATAATGGATGAGGTTATTGCAATGTTTGAGCCAAGAATTAAGGCTTTAGAAGATGCAATATTAGTAAGTCAATCAGCATCAAGTGAACTACAAAATAAGTTTAGTGAGTTTGGTAAGTTATTAGATTTACCGACTAATGAACCTACAAAAGTAGTTGAGAATAAATTTCAAAATAAACTAAATAAAATAAATCAATATAACAAATAAAATCAAACAATTATGCCAAACGGATATGACATTTCCTCTTTAGGAAATTACACAAAACAAGATGCAAACTCCCTTATTTATAAAATAATCGCAGGAGGTCAAACTGCATCATTAATGACAGTTCAAACAGGAGTTAAATCTGCTGAAACTATTAACATTGTTGCTGCTCGTGCTGTATGGCAAGCAGGTGGTGCTTGTGGTTTTACTGCTTCAGGTGATACTACTTTTAGTCAACGTACTATTACTATCGGTAAAGTTACTGCTCAGTTAAAATGGTGTGAAGCTGATTTAGAAGCTAAGTATTTACAAGGTGCTTTAAAAGCAGGTAGTCAATACGATATGCTTACTTTCGAACAACAAATCGTAGGTGATGTTTTACAAAACATTATCAAAGATAAAGAAAGAGCAATTTGGCAAGGTGATACTACTTCTACAAGTGCTTACTTAAACAAATTTGATGGTTTAATTAAAATTATCGGTGCTGCTTCAGGTGTTAATACTGCTACTGCTGTAACTTGGTCAGTTTCTACTTCTCGTACTGCTGTTCAAAACGTATTAACTGCAATGACTGATGATATGTTAGCTAATCCTAACATGAAGATATTTATCGGTACTGCTGAGGCACGTGACTATCGTTTGAAATTAGGTATTGATAACTTATACCACTTAACTGGTGCTGATGCTAAGTTATATGCTGAAAATTCAGATATTGAGATTGTTCCGGTAATTGGTTTATCAGGTACTAAGAAACTTTATGCTATGTCTACTGAGAACATGTATTTAGGTTGTGATTTACTTAACGAAGAGGAGAAATTAGATTTATTCTTTGCTAAGGAAGCAGACGAAATCAGAATGAATTGCAAGTTTAAATTAGGTGTTCAAGTAGCATTCCCTGATTTAATTGTAAAGCAAATCAACTCTTAATAAATTCAAATAATAGGGGAGAGTAAAACCTCCCCTTTTTAATAACTAAAAAAAATTATAATCATATGCCATGTGTATTAAATAGCGGTATAACCAAAGCATGTAGAGATGCTGCTCCTGGTCTTACTACAGTATATGTAACTGAGTTTAGCAATTATACTCAAGGTACAATTACATCGGCTTCAGGTATTATAACCAATACAACTTCATTCTTAAGTACAGGTAAAAAGTTTTGGACTTATGAATTAGAGATGGGTGTTGGTTCTGAAGTAGAAAATATCAATCCTGATGCAAAAACAGGTACATTATCAATAGTTCCAAACTTGAATTTTTACATTCCTAAAAAGCAAGCAGCTATTGCACAACAAGTAATGTTATTAGCTCAACAAGATTTATTATTTATCGTTAAAGATAGAAATGGTAAATATCGCTTGTTAGGTCAAGAGTTTGGAATGAGAATGGTTGCATCAACTGCTCCATCAGGTGTTGCAGGAAACGAACAATCAGGTTATGTTTTAGCCTTTGCAGGTGAAGAGAGAATGTTAGCTAATGAAGTTCCAAGTAGCTTAATAGCTAATTTGACTACTCCTGCTTAATAAATTTTTGCTCTATATATAATCAGACTAACCCCGTAAGGTTAGTCTTTTTTATTTTAAAAACTTTCAAAAAATTGTAATTTAATATAGTGATATATCTAATTACAGGCGGAAATACAATAACAGTTACACTAACGGAGAAAGTTACAATAGCTAATCCTCAATTTGTGTTTGTATTTGTTAATGATAATACAGGAAAGAAATTCGCTTGTACTTCAACAGATATAAGCCCTAATACAGATAGATATAATCAGTTTGATATAACACTAACTACAACAACACCTAATCCATTATTAGCTGAGGTTGAGTTTGACGATTATGGATTCTATCATTACTATATTTATCAAATAGTTGATGCAACTACATTCAACTATAATACAATAAACACAACAGATTTAAGAACATTAACAGGATTAGTTGAAACAGGTAAGGCTTATTGGTCCGCTCCTGTTACAGTTAATTATTATTATAAAGATATTAGAACATCGATTGTAACCTATGGCCAATAGTGAAATAGTAGGAAATCTACTTAAAATAGAATTTGAGAATAACACAATGCCAGTTGTGGCAGTGAAATCTAATAAGCCATATTTATATTGGGGTCAACAAAACAATTATCCATCTTACCTATTAGAATTATATAAGCGTAATGCTTATCATGGTGCAATTATAAAAACTAAGGCCGAGCATATTTATGGCAAAGGATTATGTTATGACAAAGACGAATTAACATTAGCTGAGCAAGTACAATACGATAATTTCTTATCTAAGGCAAATAGATTTGAAGATTGGAATAGTATCTTTAGAAAGAACACAACTCCATTTGAATTATTTGATGGAGTAGCATTACAAGTGATTTACAACTTCAATGGTAAATGTGAAGTTTATGCAATGGAATTTGCTAAACTAAGATTAAGTCCTGATGGTAAAACAGTTTACTATTGTGATAAATGGATTAATGACGATGGTACAAGAAATATCAATCCTGAGAGACATGATTCATTCCAAGAGTATCCTATATTTAATCCGCAAGTAAGAACAGGAACACAAGTATTATATTACAAATTACCTACATTAACTGCAATGGAATATGGTGACATATATCCTGAGCCTAATTATTTACAATGTTGTCAAGACATTGAAACTGATATTGAAATAACTAACTTTCATTACTCAAATACTAAGCAAGGATTTAGCGCATCTGCAATGCTTTCATTATTTAATGGTGAGCCTACAGAAGCCGAGAAAAAGAAATATAGCAGATTATTTGAGAATAGATTTACAGGCACAAGTAATGCCGGAAAGATTATATTTAACTTTGTTAATCAAGGCGGTCAAGAAGCTAAAATAACTTCATTAACTGCTTCTGATTTAGATAAGCAATTTGAGATATTATCTAAGCGATTACAACAAAATATATTAACAGGACATCGAGTTGACCCTGCATTAGCTGGTATATTCAGCGATACAATGATTGTAGGAGATAATACTGTTTACTTACAGAAATACGATAGATGGGTAAAATCATACATTGAACACAGACAAGCGATACATCTTGAAATAATTTACATGATAGGCGAAGTTAATGGAGTTGATTTATCTAAGTTAGAAGTAAAACAGAAGGCTCCTGCATCATTGGATTTACCTTACGATACTAATTTATTGACTACTTTATTTGATGCTGAAACTCTAAAGAAACATTATGCGAAACAATTAGGAATAGAGATGAAAGAAAGTTCAGAGGTTGTTATTGCTAAAGATAGTTTGGAAATGGAGGGAGTTAATGAGCATTTAAAGAATATAACTGCTAAGCAATGGATTCATATTAAGCGATTAGTTAGAGAAGTTACTAAAGGTAAAACATCTAAGGATGCTGCTAAGATGCTTATTAAAA